AGTAAATATGTACTTTAAGGTACTCTTATTATATTGGGAGTCTTTATACCTACCTAAAGATTTTAAGATGCTTAGAAAGTCTTTAAGAGCGCCACGTCGTAAATGAGGAACCGACTCCGATACTACGCTTATCTCTTTACCCTTATTCTTTATAGCGTAATCTATAAGAATTAATAGGATACAAATAGTTTTGCCGGCACTTGTCCCTCCTCTTACTATTTTTACCCTACTATCTAATTCTCTTAATTTGTTTAGTGCTTGAGTTTTCTTTACTATCATATATTTAATAAGTTAGCGCTTTAGTTATCGCTAATCTACAAATAAAGGTACGTCCTCGTTTATATTAATATCCTTAGTTTCTCTCGGCTTACCGGCGTAGTAATTATAAAATAGTTGAACGTATTTAAAGTCTCCTTTTTCTACTCCTTCTTTTAAAGCCTTATAAGCGGCGTCTTCTAATGGAGATAACTTCTCTATTAAATTAATCTCTTCCGCCTTTGAAGGTCTCCCGGATCCTTCTCTTTTTCCACCGTGTCCCATCTTGATATAATTTGGTTAGTCAAGTATATAATAACTTTTGTATCAATTTGTTAAACCAAATCAAACTCTCCGCTATCTATCCTCGTAGGTTGGTGTACTTTTAACACCGATTTTAAAAAATTGTATTTAGTAACTAAGTCCCTATATTCTTTTGTATTGTTTGTTAATACTTGGTTATGTTTGTTTTCTAGTTTCTTATATTCAACCTCGTAAAACTCTTCTACCGATTCAACCTCGTTAAATAATTCCGGGTTTAATCTTATAGCGTGTTGTACCCTAGCGTTTAAGGTATTGTAATCTTGTTTTAATTGTTTATCGAATTCTAGCCAATCTTCTATTTTTCTTATTGAATGCAGAGCCGTGGCGTGATCTCTATTCATTGTTTTACCGATAGAGGCTAAACTCATTCGAGTATTTTCTCTTAGTAGTTTATAGTATATCGCTCTCGCTTCTACGTATTCTCTTCTCCTTGTTTTACTATTTAATTCTATTTTAAAATAGTTTTCTACTAATTTTTTAATCGTCTCGTTCTTCATCTATTATAATTATTAAGTCTTTTATTGTTAAATATCCTGATTCGTGTATTGCTTTTAATATACCGGCGCAAGCCTCGTACTCTTCAGCGATTTCATAAAAATCTATTGCCTCTTCTAGTTCTCTTATATCTTTTCCGTTTGTTATGTCTACTAAGGCTAAAAGATAATGGTCTCTTATTTTTTCTTTATTCACTCAATGTTAGTTTTTTTAAAATCTATTAGATTAAATATTACTCTAGGCGAAGCTCCCTTAGTTTGGAAATATTTCGTTTTCATTAACTCCCTTAAATCTTGATGGTATACGACGTTATCGGAAAGGCATCTTATAAATAAATAGGGTATTATTCCCGTTTTATTATATAGATTCATTCTTGCGGTTATTTGCCACATTGGTAATCCGTGACCATCAAACGGAGGAGCTAAGTACTTCTCTTGAGTTTTAACCTCTCCACAATAGTATTTATCGTTATGGTTAAATATTAAATCGGCTTGCATATATCTAATATTCTTTTTACTTAGCATTGATCTAATTTGGCTTTCGCCTTCTAGTCCTATCTTAATTTGTTTTATGTTATCTTCAAACCAAGTTTTTTTAGTCTCTACCTCATTAAATAAATTCATCTTTGTTATTTTTTAAAAATTAATACGTTTTGGTGTACTTTTGCTAATTTTTGGTTTTGCATATTTCTATCGGCTCTCATACTTGCGCTTGCAATAGCGTTTAATAATATAGCTTCGTTATAAAATTTCATACCGCATTTTTCAAAAGCTCTAATAGTATCCGGTACAAATCCTATATAGTTTCCTTTTTTATCTCTTACCTCTCCAACTACAAAGCAAGCGTAACCGCCGGGCTTTAATAGTTTGCAGCTTTTTGCTATTATACTCTCGTATGATTGCATAAATTTAACGTAAGGCATATTGGATATATCTCCCTCTAGTTTGCTATATACTTCTAAATCAGCGTAAGGGGGGCAACTAAAAATAAAATCATATTCTTTATTAAAATCGTCTAAAACTTTATTGCTATCTCCTACATACCAATTTGGTTGGTTGTTAACGTCTAGAATTTCTAACGCTTGATCTCTATTACTATCTATTTGCTCTTGCCTAATATCTATCCCCGTATATTTATAGCCTAAATAGTTAGCTACTATACCTCTAACGGATCCCCCGGCGAATGGATCTAATATATTTTTTCCATTTATACAAAACCAATTATATAAAACCTCGCAAAGTGCCGGATCAAAAATAGAAGTATTGAGCTTTGTACTTTCTTTATCGTTATACTCTTCCTTGTTTTTATAAGATTTAGTACCCATAGAAAATAACTCGACGTCTCTACCTACTTCGCTTTTTATTCCTATTGTTTTCCATTGTCTTTTACGCCTTTGCCAATTACCTTGTTTTGTGTCTAAAACGCTAAAAGGAGGCTCTATAAATTTATCTCTTAATAAAGGATCGCTCTCCTCTATCTCTCCAAAAATGTTAACTTGCCTCATTGCTTTTTGGGTTTAGATATTATAGTTTCGTCTAAATGCATACTTAAAGCGTCCGATATTTCCTCTAAGGTTTTGCCTTGGAATTGAGTTTTATATATCTCAATAGCTTTATAAAATTTATCCTCTCCGCTTTGCAATACATCTTTTGAGCAATGAACTAAACCCGGTCTACCGTTCATTTTATTAATAGGTATAAAACTAAAGTAATCTCTTTCGAATAGTTGGCAATAGATAAAGGCTTGTAAATCATAATCGAAATCTCTTACTTTCCACCAATTAAAATCTTTTGGGTTTACTCTCGTAGTCTTTAAGTCATATATACAATTATCGTCTAATAAATCCGCCTTCCCTCTTATTGGTATTCCGGATAAGGTTTTTATCATTGGTATTTCTGCCTCGCATTTATCCCGGATACTTTTAAGAGTTTCTTTATTATTTAATATATCGACCCAGTACTCTGCTAATCTTTGATCTTTTACTTTGTATACTTTATCCGCTCCAAATTCTTTTACGGCTTCCGTATATACTTTTGAATTAGTTCTGTCGGCTTCAATAAACTTTAAAGAGTAAAACTTTTCTGGTTCTAAATATAACCAATGTACTAAACTTCCTAGCCTTAAAGCCTCGCTAGATTTCTCTTTCTTTCCTTTTAATTGTTTTAAGAAGTTTTCCGGGGCGTTTAATAAATCTTTTAAACTACTTGCGCTAAGAGCTTTAGTTATATTTAAAGTATTATAATAGAATTCGTCGTCGTACATATTAGCTATGATCTCTTCTATAGCCCAGTTTTCTCCGTTTAATAATGTTATCATAGTTCTATGTTATCAAGTTAATTTTTTTATTTTGTGTATTAATAATACTCGTTATATCGTAGAACGTGTGAATGTAAACAGGTTTGACTTATGTCATTGGATCCATCAAAATTAATAGGAGATTTTTTAATTAACTTTACATCAAATAACTCGTAATGATACTGTTTTATTTTATTATCAAAATTAACCTTTTTAACTTTTGCTTCAAATATAGCTTTAAATCCGTTAAAAAATTTTATTGTTTGTTGTTCAAGATAGTGTGAATTTTTCATTGTTCTTTGTTTAAAAAGGGGACTTTCGCCCCCCTATAATGTTAGTTTCCGTAAATGTATTCGTCTGAGAATTTTCTTGTAATACTTGAAATTTCGCTTTCTAATCTTTTATAAATAATCCAATTGTCATTAGTCTTTATCGATAATCCAATAGGGTTTTTTTTGTAATGTTTTTTTAAAGATACTTTGTTATTAGTAATAACATTTTTAAGTAATTCTAATTCTTTTTTTGTAACTTTTAATGTGTATGTATTTTCCATTTTGTTTATTTTTGTTAATAATACTCAAATATAAACAAATAATTTAAACATACAAACATTTTATTAACTTTTTTCTTGTTTCTTTTCTAATACTTCTATTTTATTTAACGCAACTACTAGGGCTTGTTGAACTAATTTTAAATCGTATTGCATTTTAACTAATGTACTTTCTTTCATTTCTTTATAAATTATCTTTTTATTTTCCGTATTATTTGTTGTCCATTTATTTAATAAGTTACTCATTGTTTTTTTTATTTCTTATAACGTTATGTTTTATATACTTTACTATTTCAAAATATATCATTCTCATAATAAAACATACAAATAATATCTTAAATAATAATACTAAGTAACCGAATAAAATTTTAAATATTAGCATTGATACGAATTTTTAATTTTTCTATCTCTTTCTCTAAATCTTTTAATTTACCCTCCGCCGATCTTGCTCTTATTACCGCTCTAAGTTTATCCGATCTATACTCCTCCATTGATTGGTCGTATAGTCTTTCGTTCATTATAAGGTTATTAACATAAAATCCGATTTCTTGCCAACAAAAATACATATCATTTAAAGCTATGTTTTTGGGCTTTAGTTTTTTATTTTTAATAATATGCTCTCCAACTAAATTATAGTTTGTTATATATTCTAATTCTTTTAAATTGTTTATTTTATTATTCATTTCTTTGTTTTAATTTGTTCTATAATATCTCGGCATCTTTAACGTCGAGCATTGCAACTTCTTTAGGTATTTTCTTTGTATTACTAAACTCGGTAGTTTTATTATGGTATTGAGTTTCCCACTTTGGATCTACAAGATATAAATTAAATTTAAATACACCTTCCGGAGTATAATTAATATATAAAGGAATGTCTAGATTGTCGTTACACTTTTCTATCATTGCGTCGTACTTCTTTTTTTCAATTAATAAAGTATCGTAATGTTTACTCCTACATTTTAACTCTATTCTTACAAACGTAGCCGGACTATAGCAGTCCCATTTGGACATTTGTTTTTTAGCACGGACTAGATCGGGATAGTAAAACGATTTAAGATATTCGAATAAATCTTTCTCTTTCATTATGCGTACTCTTCAAACACTTGTTTAAGTTTAGCGTGTACCCCATTTATAAAACAAGAACTGCAGCCGGTTGTACCCGCTCGATCATTAAATACTCTATTATATATAACAAGTAGTTCTAATTGTATCGGAGGAGTTATTTTAGGAGGAGGATTTTTAAAGTAATTATCTAAGTAAGAGTGTTCTTTTTCGGTTAAACAGTTTATTTTCTTACTTGGAAACATCTTGTTTAAAGTATCTTTTCTTTTGTCACATCCGCAGTCTTCTCCTAGTATAAACTTTGCGACTTTAGCAATTCCCGTTTTGTCTAAAACTTCTTCGACTTTGTCTCCTAAACCTTTAGAGGCATTTTCGTAATTCTTTTTATATTCTCGATAAGCTTTACTTCTCTTATCGCCTTTGAAATCTTCCATAATTATTTATTTTAATAGTTCGTAATCTTGATTTTTATAATCTTCCCAGTCTTCTTTTAGATCTAATTTTATTTCGTTTTTAACATTCTTTAAAGTATTGAAGATACTTACCCAGCTTATATTTGTCTCGGCGGCTATCTTACGTATACTTAAATCGGTTTGAGAATATAATTTAAATAGTTTCTTTTCATACCAATTAAACGAGTCTACTTTATCGTCTAGTAAATTAATAAACTTATCGTATCCTATTTCCTCATCCATTTCGTTACTGTCCGGTATTTGATAAAAAAATCTTTTATCGTCAATACTTTGTATCTTAACTTTTTTCTTAGCATTGTAAAATTGAAACTGAACACTACGCAAAGTAAAAAACATATATCCCCGGTTAACTTTACCGTCTTTAATAATACTTTTTTCATCGGTATATTTATAAAGTATTAGGTAAGTCTCTTGCACGATATCTTCGGCGTAGCTAGAACCTCCTAAACTATTAACTATTTTAATCCAACTCTCGTGCTCTTTAGCCACTATTTCTAGCCATTGTGCGCTCTTACCCATATCACATTAATACTTATTACACCTAACAAACATTGTAAGGTAAATTCATCTTCTACGTCGTACCGTTCTTTGTGATATAATACTCCTAACATAAACCCGACTATAGGGCTAATTACTACTTCAGCGTTTTTTACTTGAGCTATAATTATAAACAAAAAAGCAAACCCCAATAAAATAAAAAATAGTATCAAAATGCTAAAGTTTCTTTTTTTCTATTTATTAATAAATCTTTACCCATATATTCGAAGCCTACATTATTAATTTTCATTTTTATTTTTATAGGCATATCGTGCGGTGTAGGTCTGCCGCCGGTTTCGTTCTCCTTTATTTTTAAAACGGAAATGTTACTATACATCCAATCGCTCGAATGAGAAACGTATCTATGAATACAAATAGTGTCGTCGGAACGGTTACCCCATTTACCGCCACCTTCAACGTCTCCAATAGATAAAGGTTTTGGCAAGCCTTGGTACTCGTGCCCCGCTTGATGGACTTGTCTTAATGCGTTTGTTACCCCGTGACAATTTAAAAACAAAGTTGTGTTTCTTTTTTTGGCAAATAATCTGAACTCGCTCGCTACTTGATAATCGTAATCGTGAGAGTTACCGGTTAACTTTTGTAAAACCGGATCTTTACTAAGACTATTATATGGATCAATTAACAAAGCGTCGTAGTTCCAAGCGTCTTTAATTTGGTTAGCTTCTTTTAAAAGGTTCTTATATGTATATAATTCGTCTACGTCTATAATTTTAAAATGATTGTTTGCCCATTCTACTGCTACTTTAATTTGGTCGTCGTTTGCTTTTTGGATTGGTAAGCCCATTTTAAACTCTATTATTTTTCTTAAAATACTTTGAGGCGTGTTCTCGCTTGACCATATTAAAAATTTAAGATTATGCTTAACCGCCCAAAGAACAAACAAATAAATTATACAAGTGGTTTTGCCAACATTTGCGTGCCCGATTATTAAACTAAACGATCCATATTTAAATCTAAAAAATTCGTCAATCTCTGGAATTCCTATTTTTAAGCCTTCTTTAATTCTACCGTATTTAATATCTAGTATTTTATCTTGTAATTTGTTTGCTTGTGCTATCATAAACTTTGTGGTGTTTTATTGTATTTCAATTCCGTTTTTCTGTTTTGAGTCTCCGGCTTTGGTATATTAAACCCGGTAATATGATTTACTCTATAATTCCAAAAATCCATAGGAAAGGGATCTCCTTCTTTTAATGTCTTTAGCATATATAAAAATAAAGGGGGCTATTAACCCCCTAATTAAATTAAAAAGGTGCGTCCGCCGATATTTCTTCTCTTGCCGGGTTTTGGTCTTCGTTGCCTACTTGACCAACGGTAGCGGCTATTTTCCATCCGTTAATACTATTATAGTATTTTCCGTTATACTCGTTACCCTTTATATTAATAGATACAACTACCGGACTCCCTACTTTATATTGAGTAAGTTGAGAGATTTTATCTCCCATAAAGTCGATTGCAATATCTTGAGGATAAGTATCGTTTGTTGTAACAACTATCTGTTGTTTACTCCATTCGTTACCATTTTTTTTTGAAGTTCCCGTTATCGTTTCTCCAATTAATTTTAACGTTCCTGTAATTTCCATAAATTTAGATTTTATTATTTGATTATTGTATTTGATTTTATAATACCCAGTTTTTACTCTACAGCCCAGATAACTCACTTCTTATCGCTTTACTCATTTTAAATTTAGCTTCTATAGCTTCCATTTTACCACCTCCTTTTATATGAGCTATTGCCTTATTGTATTCCGGAGTATCTTTATTTAACCAAGGTTTATCTTCGTCTTTAATTGCTCCATTAGATACCGGAGCTTTATTAACGTTAGTAAGTCCGCTCGCTATATTTGCGTCGTCGTCTACCGCTTGAAGTCCTAAAAGACTTGCTAAAGTATATCTGCGGTAATAAGTTATCGCCGATCCTAATTTTTGTGGGTCGTTTATTTCCGGTAATTTTAAAGCGGATATAACTCCTTGTGCGGAATCAATACATATTAATTTCGAATAAACCATATCCTCCTCTATTGGTTGTAATAATAAAAGTTTATGTTTTTTAAAAAGCGGTTGTAATTGCTTAATTAAAGAATTAATATCGAAATACTTTGATTTATAAAACGGGTTTTTAGCGTCTTTACTTATCGTTCCGATTTCTTGTTGTAAGTTAAATAGCTTTTCGTTTATAGATAAGGTAATTTTTTCTTTAGTTGCCATTGCTTTGTATTTTTAATTGGTTTAATATCCCCC